CTGATCACCAAAGGTTATATCGAGTAGAATGTCATAATGAGGCTCTTCCATACGGAAAGTCTCAATTAGACAGTTATTAGCATCGTCTACTTTCTCTATTGCTTGCATCACCTGCATATATATAACAGTTGATACAATGGCATCTTCGCTAACTGGTAGTGGAACTAATTCCCCTATCTCATTAGCCAGCCCTGACAGATCATGTCCCATTATTGGGAATCTGAGTACTGTCTGTAATTGAGAAAGATAAGACTTACCACTCTTGGACACCTTCTTTAAGGAAGGTAAATCCTTGAGGAGACTAACTAACGGCTCGATCCCTCGTTTCTTCATCTCTATGAGAAGAATCGGGAAATCCCTTCAGTTGTAGGAAGCATTTCTTATAACGTTGGGTGGTATTCGAGATGCATCAACATTGTTAATGGAGATCCGAGAACAAAACTCTGTAAAATGGTTTTGTCCCACCGGAAACTTACTCTTGGAGTCTTGTATTTCAACTCCGAGTATCTTGTAAGCTTTCCTTACTTCTTTTACTAGAAGTTCGGAGAAAATTACTAAATCATCTCCCACTATTGTATAAAGGTTATCCTTTATCTTCGCCGTATCCGTATGGACGCGGTGAGCACAATAGAGAATTAACATGTGATGGGTTAAAGAAGCAACTGCAAATGAGGATTTACTCCCCATAGGTTGCCCTACCTTATAGCGTACTCCTTTCTTCAACTCTGGGACTCAAAAGTCCCTTCCGTTGAGGAGGGTTGCTCAGTGCTGACCACAATTCTTTCCTAAAAGACATTCAACAACTATTTGTTGAAGATCAATTGGGAATCGGTCAGTTCAGGAAGAAAGATCTAGGGACCAACTTGGTCCTTTGAACTCTCTAACTTTCTGGGCTCCAAGACTGTGATCTCGTAAGAAATCATTTTCTCGGAATTTTCGCTTAAGGAGATCTCTTATTAGTTCCTCTAAAGGAGCTAGTAGAAGATTTGTTCAATAGTCCACCATAGCTACAAGACGATGCTTATTAAGTGAATCAGGCACTAATGCCAATTGACCTAAGTGTACGTCGGAAACATCTTTTGGATTTAAATCTGACAGATTTTCAACGTAGTTATAGAAATCTCTATTACCCGTATGGGTAGCAAAGAGTTCAAAGGACTTTCCAAGAACTTTG